ACCCTTGAGAATGTCATTGGCCTTCTACAAAATTTTATGATGTCATCATAGTTCCCAGAATTGATGAAGTGTGACTTGAATGAGTCCTCTGGCTCTGTCTCCCTTAGGAGCTCAATCAAGCTGAGCCTGCCTTCAACTCCTTCTTTCCTAATGCACCCTGACCAAAAGAGGAATGGGCTAACTCTGACAGTCTCTGATCTTTTGGGAAACATGAAGGATCTAGCGATAGAAGGTTTTGAGACATTGATCTCTAGTCTCCGCCTGAGCTCAAAGGAATCTTGAGGTTTGTTCATCATGAGCCTCAAGTCTTCCTTTGTGAGCTCACCCTTCTCGATTCCGAGCCTCTCTAACAGCTTCCTGTGCTTCTCTTGATTCCACATTCTGAACTCGGTCTTCACTAAGGGAAGGTCATCCTCAATCAAATCAGAGTAAAGCTGGAATAGCCTGACAAAAGCAGATTGCTTGCTGGGCCCATCAGGCAGAGAGGAGTAGTTGAGGAGCTGAAGATCAACCAAGCCTGCTGTCTTAGGGCTGAAAGCCTTCAAACTCCCTGTCACGCTTAGCCCCAGTCTTAGAACTTCCTCACACTCAGAGTTCCACCACCTCATTGTTCCCTTTCCCAGGTTCCTCTGGAGGCTTATCACCTGACAAGCACTAACAAGAGAGCACAAGGCCCCTGTTCCCCCTGCCTCTCTGATTGCTCCAAGGGATGAGGTGAGGTTTGCCACCCTTTTGTGAAGGTTGTCCTCAGGAGGGTCATCATTGGCTCTACAGACAAACTTTATTAGAGGAGAGGTTATCGTGTTGCCCACAAAGAAAATGGAGTTGAATTCATAAAGAGGTGACAAGACAACTGTTGATTTTTCCCATGATGTCCTGAGCCCGAACTTGGCGTCAACAGAGTCCTTGATTGTCCTAATCCTCTCAAGGACCCTATTCACCAAAATAGGATTGGATCTCGGGCTGTGCTTCCCAGGGCAGAGGGTTATGAGAATCCCTTCATCATCAGATGAGACCTGGAATGATGTGATGGGTGTGAAGCCTATTGAAGAGATCTCCTTTTCAATAAATTTCTTGAAAACATGGAGCATCGCAACATGGTAGAGGCTGCTTGTGTAATGGAGGATGCCTTGGAGCATGTTCCCGTGGAGTGTGATATACGTTGAGCCCTCCTTCATTTGTGGAGCCTTCTCAAATCCCCAGAACACCTGGCGAAGCTTCAGGATGACTTTGTCGACCATTGTTGAGGATTCCCCTTTCATGAATTCCCTGAAGACAGTCTTTGGCATCTCAACTCTTTTATTGCTCATGGTGTTGAGAGTTCTTGATATGAATGGGAAGAACTCCACAGGTGTGAGGTGAGACAAAAGGCACGCAAACATCTTCATCAGGAAACACTGGCACCAGGTGGTCATGTCCATGGACATCTTAATAGTCAGGCAATCATTGGGGCTGTAGGATGCTTTGACTCTCCTTGTGTGCCTTGAGACAAACTTCTTTTTATCTTTTGGCTTTGTCAGACACTCCTCCTCTAAATCTATGCATATCCCTGTACTTATTGACTCAAGAGCCGCAAGCCTCAACCTTGACGCCATGTCCAGAATGCTAATTTCCCTCACCCCACCTATTTGATATTTCC